GATGCGGGTTTTACTTGGAACAACGTAGCTTGGAATGCTGAAATAGTAACGTATGTGGGTGGGGAAGAAAGAAGCCGAAAGCCTCACTCTAACAACACTCCTGTTGCACGAAAAAGACACGTAGGAATTGTGACGTTGGAGAATGGAAAAAAAGTAGAGGTTCAGGCTAGATCAGAAATAGAACTAATAGAAACATACGGAAATTCTGTACAATATTTGGGTGTGTTTGAAATCATTAACGGAAAGAGAGGCGTACAAACAACGGCTCCTAAAAACGAAAAAGCTTTGCAGTTAATACTTGATGACAATTCTACTGTCATCAAAACGGAAGATACCTCTCCTCAAGTCTTAGCGAGAGCCGTACGACAACTTCCGGGAGAAATTGACAGCACAACTGGTGATTTTATACCCACTGGCATAATGACAGACCTTAGTGACTCCGGCAAAAGTGACGCAGCTAAATTAGACGAGGCAAAGTTTGCAGCGGATCATGTGTTTAATTTTAAGTCCGATGACGGTCAACAACTTGGCCCACTCAAAGAGATGAGTCCGCCCGAACAGATTACAAATATTGCCAGTAAACTAACTCCTAGTATTGTTGCAGAAATAAATAATGATGAAAACAGAGCAGCAGAATACGTAAGAATGGCCTCTATGGCCGTATCTTCTGCCCACCTTGCTATGGAGCGAGAAGATCGAAAGAATCGTCCTTACGGAACAACACCAAGACGTACACGAAATGTATACAAATACGCTAAAACTTTTGCTCCTTCTTTGTTTTTAATAAATGGAATGGATGATGAACTTCGTCGTATGTCTGATATGGAAATACAAAGTAACGCTGCCGCTGCTGCTACCGCTGCCTCTGCAAACGCACATAGTGGAGATGAAACCAGAGTAGTAACTGTGCCAACAGACACAGACAATGCGGCTGCTATGGAAGACATAATAGCTACTCCCGGAGCAATAGAGACTAGAGATACCGCTGCCGTATCTTACAATGTTCCTTCCCAATACGTTTCGTTTACAAACCAAGTTCTTGCGCCTAAGTTGATGTCCACTACTGGAGGAAATCAACAACTAGTAAACGCACATTTGACTTCTATGTTTACTAAAAAGCGTGGGCCGGATGGAGAACCAATTACAAATGATTTGGGTGTTGTTGAAATAGAAAGAACTCAGCCTATAGTTAGTGTCTTTCAAAAGTACGACGCAAAAAAAGAAACCAATATTCAAACAGGCGAAATAACTGGAACTTACTTTGACAAGTTTTCACGGGCTGTAAACGGTGACGTAGACGGAATGCAAGTCGAGGATTATCGGTATTTTGGAAATACACTTGTAAAGTCTGTCAATCAAAAAGCTGGGGGTATACGGCGTTTAGTTGAGATAATACGACCCTTTGTTAGAGATACCCCAACAGAAGACGAAACTAATCCGTATTATTATTTACAGCCTGACTACGGGAACACAACATCCCAAGCTGTCATGCAGATAGCCATGCAAAACGGGTTCGATCCTAACTTGGCTGCCGATCCCTCTGAAAAAGCTTTTATAGCTAAGATAGGTAAAAAAGAAAGTGCAGACAGGGTTATTAACTACGCTAATCGTCTTTTAGATGGCTACCTTAGAACAGACGCTAGTGGTAGAGTCGTAGGCTTTACAAAGTCAAGTGCGTTGGCAGAGTTAGACTTTAGCGTGGAAGGTATTCTATATCTTGGAAACGAAGGCGTTACACGTCTTAAAAGCTTCTTAGGGACAAGTGATGCCGCTTCCAACATAGCAGCAGAATTGACTGGTAATCTTGATGCGTACAGAAACAATTTGGCAGCAAATACAGGACAGTTTATTACCGAAGATAGGCAAGTAATTGATGACATACTGACCGACATTGCGGGGGATATTGCACGAGCAGGTAACGACAAAGAAGCCCAAGCCCTAGCTGTACGTCAGTTGTACATAGTCAACCTAGCTTACGAACTGTCCGCTATGATGCAAGGCGGAACAGGTGGTCGTACAATTTCTGACCAAGACGTTGCAATTATCTTTAGAGCGTTGCGCCAAAACTTGCTGGCTGATCCTCAAAGACAAGCGGAAGTCATCATTGAAGTTCGTGAAATTGCACGGGATATGAGAGCAGAAATGGAGTTTGCCACTTCTACTGATGGCCCAACACAAGCAGCGTACGCTTTTAGTAAAGCCCTTTCTGCTGTATCAGACGCAGCATTCCACAGAGAAATCACTCCACAGTCTATCGCCAATCGTATAAACGGCGTGTCTCCGTCTACACAAGACGAAGAAAGTGCTGATCCGTTCTTTGGAATGGGGCAACAGGGATACCTGCAGAAAGTCGTAGATAACATTAACGAAAATCGCGCAGCAACAGGACGACCTAGCTTAGATTTTCCTGATGACGATGACTTTGAGTATACAGAAGACAACATCATAGCGGCTATGGGCGCAAACACTTCAGCCAGAAATAGCTTCAGTAAGTTTCTCAAGCAGACAACCAGCGACTTAAAGCGAGGTCAACAGTAATGGCTACTAACAATCCCTTACAAGATCAAATGAATTCTCTTGTTCCTAGCGGATCGTTGGGTCTTAAAATGGATGTTGCAGAAGCGACCACCGACATAGATGTGGGTGCAGCCTTAACTGGTCAAATTCCAGAGAAAGCCACAACTAAAGAAGTAATTACTGGTGAAGCTTTTAAAGAAAAAAAGCCCACAGCAATAACAGACGTAACCAAAGAAATGGAACCGGCCAACGTACCCATTGTTAATCTCAACGTGGGCGCGGGAATGGTGACGGATCGTAAAGTCAAAATTGATTGGCTGCTTGCTAATCCCTCTGTATCTGTTACCTCTGTTATGGACTTCACTCTTCCAGCATTTAAAAAGAAATGGATGGAGTACGACGCCTTAGAAAACGCACAGGGTGAAACTCTAAACCTTGCTGGCATGGATGAGTCTACTCGTATTGACAGGGCTGACAAGTTTGGTGCCGTCAAGATGATCCGGTACGACGATGACATAGAAGGTGGCAGGGAAGTAATCGACATACCGTGGGAAGAAAAACTGGTAGAACTAACTCGTGTTCCCGAAGACGTATCTGTAGGTCCAGCTAAGTTGGATGTAAACAGCATGACATACCCGGAGTATCGTCGATTGCGTCTAGCAAACAGAGCGTTTAGCACCCTTGCCACTCCTGATCCCAAGCTAGGAACTGCTCTTCACGCTGCTTACCTCAACGAAGTGTTAATTGAAAATGGCATCGACGCACGGGGTAGATACCTAATTATAAACGACGCTTTGAAAAACCCTACGCTTGATGAACTAAAAAGAGTTGCAGGATTTACAGAGTCTATTGGTAGATTTGCCGTTGAAATGCCTCTTTACATGGCGGGAGAAGCTATAGACTTTGCTACGTTTTACAGTGGATCAATGCTAGGTGATTATCATCACCGCCAAGATATCGTTGATGCGTGGTGGAGGCCAACCACTTACAACATACAGGACAAGTGGGCAGAACAAAACGTAATTATAGACCTTGCCACGGCTGAAGACTTGGCATCAGCGTACACGGGTGCTATACCAAGAGCAGCAAAGTTAGCTGGAGAAATAGTAGGACCAACTAAATTTGAAATTGGAAGACGGTCAGTATACGCAGGAAGAGAAGGACAACAGTATAACCTGTACAAACAGGGTGCCCTAAGAAAGAATCCTGAACTTACTGAAGATGCTATCATAAAAGGATTTGAAGAGCGACGAGCCAGAGACTTAAAGTTTGGCACGAAGTCTATGCGCGAAAACAGAATCAGAGACCGTCTAACCCTGCACTTTCAAATTAGTGATGCAGGTATGGCTGTTCCCGAACGTGCAGAAGTGCGTCGGCACATTGAGTACACCGCAGGTCTGACAAAAAGAAAAAATGCTCTAGTAGCCAGCAGAGAAAAGAATTACCGCCCACAGTTAGACAGCGAGATAGATAAAGTAGACAGCTTACTGGAAGACGCACAACATCGTTTGTTTGCTATCCAAAGACAAAGCAGTGTTCCCAAAGCTTTTAGAGATTTAAACGTACAAAACAATTACATGGTTGCTGGTGCGGCTACTGTTGGTCATTTCTTTGGTGAAGAAATGCAGATGGTTGATTCAGAGTTGGGTGACTTGATTGGATTTGGGGTCGGTTTTGCTGTAGCCATAGCTGAAGGAAACACAGCAAACGGTCTCACCGCGATAGGATCAAGACTTCCCGGCGGCAAGGCGCGTAGAATGAGGTACTTTGTAAAAGAAGCGCAAAGAGCGGACCCCGAACTTCAAAAGGTAATGGTAGCCCAATCGGAAAAAATAGCAGAGTATCAAGACAAGCTTGTTGCTGCCGGAGTCGATCCCACACTACTTAGTCTAACCCTTCCTGTTATCACCGATCTAGTTACACTACGTCACTTTGAAAACGCTATCAACACTAAGATATCTTTGAAAGATGCAATTAGTTCAGAGGATGCTACAAACATACAAAAAGCGTCTGACTTGAACAAGCGTTTAAACGGAGAACTTAATAAAATATTGTCTGAAATGCAGGTCAATACAGAGGCTGACAAAGAATTCTTTAACATGGTAGATGCGTTTCGTAAGTCTGCCATAGAGTCCGCTAGAAGGCTAGATGTCGATATCAACGCCGCAGAGAAGGGGGCAGTAGCACACTACATGGGAGGTATCACCGGCAGAACGTCTGCAGTAGACCCTCTATCTCCTTTGACTGCAGATGCAGATGACATTGCTGAAGTTAAGTCCTTCCCAGAAGCTGTCAGTTCGTTAAACAAAAAAAGTTTACTTGATAATTCTGCGCTTCCATCTGATCAGTTTGAATCTACTATCAGACAAAACGAGGAGTTTGTAGCTGAAAACATAACTCTTGCGGCAAACGAAGCCCGTTCACGCATTGGAACTCCCGAACAAGCTAGAAAAACAACGGGCATGGTGCTTGGAGAAAGTAATGTAGCGAGAACTAGCCCATCAGGTTTGCACTCTATGCACCTTGAAAATGCACACTCTGCCCAGCGCACTATTGCAATGCAACCGTACGAATACCTCAAAGGTCCGGATGTACAGTATGTTGACGGTAACAACATGCCAGTATCAGGAGTGCCAACAGTAGACGCTCAAGATGTATTTGGTACGTTCTTTAACGTGCCAATTCCCGGCACACGGCAGCTATCAAGAATAACTGATACTGACCTAGACGCTTCTGATTTGAATATCATGGATGGCGTAATGGTGGAGTTGACGGATCAATTCTTTATGGCCCAAGCCCAAGCTGAAGGCATTACAAAGAAACAACTTGTAACTAAGATGAAAAAGAAATACGTAGATGAAGGTAAAGCTTTTCCTGACGGAAGAAAAGATCAGTCTATGATAGCACAGTACATCATTGAGGAAGCGGCTCAACAAGGATTTGCTCTTCCGTTCTTTGAGATGAATCCTGTTCAAATCAGAGAACTACAAAGTGCAGTAAATAGCTTGCAATGGAAGTACAGACTTGAGGGTGAAACAACCAAGAAACTGCAGAACATATCCACTTTAATTGACAGCAAGTTTGATGACTTTCAAATCGACGGACAAAACATCGGCACGTTAGGTGTAGTGACTCCCAATGGAGAAACTATGGAACTTGGAAAGTACATGCAAGAAGCAAACGACGGCTGGCGTGAGTACAAGTCTGTTTGGTATGACGATGTAGACGGGGGACGAATTCCTGCTCTAATGTCGTGGGGTAACAGAAAAAAACACCCGGTGGACGCAGCCCATCCCGGCGGTACAGCATACACAAAGCCTGTAGATGAGTTTTTAGTTGTAGACGAATTGATTGATCCTACTAAGGCTAACAGACTTATGCTGTCTCTTTCAAAAGCATTTGGAAAAAAGATGGTTGGTCCTGATGGCAGACTCACATCATATCTGATTTCCGGCGATAAAAATACTCTTGCTATCCAGAGTTACATGAAAGCTATGGTCGGGGAATACCTACACGAAGCAATTCGTGCAGGTAAGATGACTCAACAAGAAATTGGTGAGGCTGTGCTTGCCATAGAAAAAAATATACAAGTGCTAAACCCCACAACTAACCAGATGAACCCCGCCTTTTCTGTGATGCAGGTGTTAGACGATGCTATTAACTTTTCAAGTGATCAAAGCATATCGACGCAGCTACGAAAACAATCGCTTGCCGACTCTCAACTAAAAATTAAAAAGGCTGTATCAGCGGCTGTTGCTCCTGCAAAAAAACGCAAAGAAGGACTAGAGGACGCAGCAGTGATAGCGCAAGGGTTTGGAGCAGGGCGTATAGATGCCTCTCAAATTGGCGATCAAATACGAAGCGGAGGCCGTGTTCGTTACGATCAACTCCGTAATGCTTTGCGTGATACAAGAAATGCAGACGGCTCGTTAAAATACACAGAGCAAGATGTGGATCAAATCATAGCAGATTCATACCTTTTAGCTGCTAGAAAAAATTTGTTTACTCCCACTGGAAGAAAGAGGTTGGAATCTAGTGTTGATGCACAGGGTAATTCCACTAAAAACTACACAGATGAGTTACAAGAAAATCCTGCAGCTTTGAGAGAAATGCTAGGCACGACGCCAGAAGAGCAGCGTCTTGTAATGGACATACTTGGTAAAGAACGATATGAAGTGTGGGAAGCTGTTTCCGGATTCATGGCAGAACTGCAAAACAATCCGCTGGCAGGTTCGTCTGGCCTAGCTACAAAGGGTATGCCCCGTGCGATGTCCGTAGAAAGTTACATCAGCCGTTTGTACGCCATTAATCGTGGAGTTGTTCGCCCACAGTACGTTGGTACAGAGGCAGCTTTGCAGCAGCTTAGACACACAAAGGCAGAGTTTATACTGTCTGTTCTTAACGATCCAGAACTTGGAAGAGAGTTCCTTGAGATGGTACGGGCAGGAAGTCCCCTAGACCCAAAACGTAATGCTAGATTTGAAGGACTGTTAATATCTAGTTCAGTCATGGTGAGCAACGTATTCGGCGCAGAAGAAAAAGTTGTAGTAGATACAGCCGGTAGAAAGTTTACCATACACGCTAACACAAGTGAACGTACACGATTTGGAACAGATATTGTACGCGACAAAGATGAATTTTTTGGCAGGGCACCTATTTCTATACCCAGCCTAGACACACTTCCTAATTAAACTGCAAGGAGCAAACTAATGAAAACTTACACTAACGGCCAACGCAAAGGCATGATGTACGGCGGTGCTGCAAAGCGCAAGCCAATGATGTACGGCGGAATGGCAACTAAAAAGAAACCCCGCAAGAAGGCTCAAGCGGGGGGCATGATGACCGCAACACAAGGTCAACAAAACATGATGCAAAATCAAACCATGCAAAAGCCAAAGATGCCAATGATGGCTGACGGCGGCAAGCTAAAGATGGTAAAGAACAAGGCCGGTGATATGGTTCCGTTTTACGCCGCAGACGGCAAAGGCAAAAGCTAAACGTACTTGCCTGACTTCTCTATGATCTCATCTGACATAGATTTGACGTAACGAAGCAGGGTTGCTATTGAGTGTGCGCCGTCATACTCTGGCAACCCGCTGTTCATTGTTTTCTCAAACTCCTCTGGATTGACACAATCGCAGACCAGTTCAAGTTTACCGTCTTGCATGAGATTCACTTCGAAGTTAAACAGCTTCGCTTTTTTGGACATCAGATAACTCACTAATAGGTAGATTGTAACAATCGGCTTTGAATGTAAAACCGTTTGCGGGGTCAATGTCGCCCCGTTTGTACTTTGTTGCCTTTGTGTAGAAATCTTGTTTTGGTATGGAACCTAATATCCACGCACGAGATGTGTCAGTAAGAATACGAACAAAAACATAACTGTCACAGTTTTGGTTGGTCCCGTGTGCAGCCACCGAACAATCGTAGTGTGGAAAGGGACGGGTGTTGCAGCGTTTCGTTTTCACGTCAATACGCTCCCCGTCCCTCACCAAATCGTAGTCGTAGGTGTTAGACTCGTTAGCACCCATTGCATCGGCTACAATGATCTCGCCTATTGCACCCACGACATGACTCAAGCTACCAGTGATGCTGCCCTGTAGATTACCTACAGTGGCGGCTTTCTTTTTGGCGCGACTAATTATACTAGGAGTTATCTTGACTTGTATCATCTGTCTCTTTTATGGACCTAACAAGAGTGTCTCTGAACACATTCAGTGCTGCTTGTGACTGCTCTATCTTCATGTTTAAGCTGCGTATGTTATTTGTTACATCCTGTACTTGCATAAGTAGATATCGCTGATTGTCATCTAAATCATCAAGAGAGTATTCTTTGTCGTCAATGTTGATTACAGATTCTTTACTGTCTGTCATTCTCTTTGTCCTTTATCTTCTTCCATTCCTCAGTTTGTTCCGACTTGCGTGGCGGATTGTAGATAATATAATCTACTCCCCGCTTCCACACAAGTGGTTTGTTTTGTTTAGGCGGCATTAAGGTCTACCACTTCACACACACCAGCGGTACACGCTAACTCACGAGAGCCAGTAGTCGTGTCCTCTTTTTCAAAGTCCTGTAGTCGTGACCAGTCAATGTTGACATATGACATACGGTCTTTCCACTCAAGATACTCATCAGGCTCTATATCTTGATATGGTGCCTGTTGATATGTGTGATCAGAGAATGGAAGGAACGACACGCCAGATGCCACGTCAAAGTTGTCGTACACCCACGCACCAACTTCCATCCACTCGTCTTCTTTGACAGTGACAGTGATAGACGGTTTGTGTTCACACCAGTGCAGAGCGTATGTTTTCCACAGTTCTAGCTGCTCAACAGCAGTAGTCTCTGTACGAGTGACAGCACCATCCGGTGACTTCATCGGAAAAGAAAACACAACAGTTGAGTCTGGCTTCATCACACAACGCTCTGCGGGTACGCCAGAGTCCATCAAAAACTGTGTAAGTGGGTCTTTGTTGTCCCCGCGCACAGTACGCACGTAGTGATCGTTGTGACGGGCATGGATACCGCTGGCTGCATCAACAAGCTGTGACACAGTTCCGCTGGGCTTTACACACGTGATGGCGGCAGACACAGGTACACCAAACATCTCCGCATACTCTTTGTTTGTGTCCACTGCTTCTTGTTTCATCTCCTCAAGCCAACGCTTGCTGTCCACGTTTTTGGACAGGACGGAGTGATCCATGATGCCAGTCAGTGACACACCAAGTAGACGTTCTTCTTCTGTGTTGTCCTTCCACACTTTACGCAGGTATTTGAAATCAGTGAGTGTGGACTGCATGGTTCCCAAGATGGTTGCCAAGCGTACCTTGCGCTTCAAAGTCTTGAGCGTGTCAGACTCGCGCACCACCACCTCTGACAAATTACAGAACTGGTATGGACGTAAGATGATCTCGCTGCAGGGGTTTGTTCCCCACATGTGACCCTGCTCACGGCGTCCGTTGCGGCCCACCTGTATGTCTGCAGCTTGGCGGTTAAAGATACCACGCTCACCTGACTTGCTATCGTACAGAGACAACCACTCACGCATGAATGTACCCATCTCCGGCTTAGTCTTGTATGCCACAGAGTTATTAGCCAACGCACG